TTGTAATGTTCCACCTGTTGCACAAAGATCATCTATAATAATTACGCGATCTTTATTATTAATGCTGTCTTTCTGTATTTGTATTGTAGATGTTCCGTATTCTAAATCATATGTTTTTGATATTACTGGTCCAGGAAGTTTGCCTTCTTTTCTTGCTAAAACTAAAGGTATTGACGAATTGTGTGCTAAAGGGCTTGCAAATATAAAACCTCTTGCATCTATTCCTATAATTTTATCAGTATAACTTTCACTTGTATACTTTATTAATTTTTTAAATATAAAGTCATTAGTGAGGTTAAACCCATCACCATTACATAAACCAGCAGTGTCTTTAAAACTTACGCCCTGAACTGGCCAATCTTCAAAACTTCTAATGTAATCTTTTATTTCCATTAATAACTCTGAGCTAGTCTCCAAGTTAAGTATTCCTTACTTTCAATAGGTTCATACTTATCTGGACTGTTTGTTAAATTCTTTATAATTGTTCCTTCAGCAGGATCAACAAAGTGCGGCATACTATATCTCTTCATATGTATATGTGAATTTACTACACGGTGCTTTGTACTTACAAAATAATCATTAGTCCATCTTTGTAATAAATCACCAATGTTGACAACTACTCCATCATCTGCGTACGGTACTGAATGCCATTTGTTTTCGAGGTCTTGGACTTCGAGTCCCGGTACGTCATTAATTTGCCAAAGTAAAGTAATAGTCCCATAATCACTGTGCTCTCCAATTCTCATTTGTTTATCTTCAATACTTCCTGTGAATGCAGGATAATGTATAAATCTCGTTGTATTATAATTTGTTATATGTGCATCAACTAATGTTGTGCCACTCTTAAATATGTCATCAAACTTTGATAATATATTAAGTGTTAACCTATCAGCAATGTCAATACTTTCAAGTGCTGTGGTTCTAAAGTCTGTTAATTCTGTTGGCCAGTTTTTGGTCCTCTTATCGTTGTAGTTAAAACTTTCTTTCATATCCTTTGGTGCGTTAGGATCTACATTTTCTTTTAACCACATGGTGTAACCTACATTAGTATCTACACCTTCATAAGCATACTGCATCTTTTTTTCTAGAGGTAAATTAAAAAATTGTTTCATTTTGTTTGACCAAACTAACATTGAAGTTTTTTCATACTCTGTTAAACAATTTGTAAAAACAGCGAAGCCTACAGTTGTGTAGGCTTCTTCGATTTTATCGAGAACATTAGGTCCTTTAAAATCAATTATTGGTATCATTTAGTTACCCGGCACTTTAGCGTCAATACCTTCAACATAATACATCATACCATTTAAATGCGCATCATCAGCAATCTCACCGTCTTTCAACTGTAATTTTCCTGTGTTGTCTTTAATAGGTCCTGTGAAAGCAAAGTACTTACCATTAGTAATACCATCTTTGATCTTTTGTGCAAATGCTTTTACACTATCTGGCATATTAGTAAATGGTGCCATTTGTACAACATCATCTTTCATATGACCAAAGTAATCACCACTCTTCCAAGTACCGTCCATTACGTCTTGTACTTTTTGAATGTAGTATGGAGACCAATTATCAATAGTAGCAGTTAACTGAGCTTTAGGAGCAAACCTATATTGATCACTTGCTTGACCAAAACCAAGTACGCCTGCTTTTTCTGCAGTCTGTAATGGTGCAGGTGAATCAGTATGTTGTGCAACCATGTCACAACCTTCTGCAATCATAACCTTTGCAGCTTGAGCTTCTTTACCTGGATCGTACCATGTGTTAACCCATACGATATCAATATCAACATCTGGATTAACCGACTTAGCACCTAAGTAATATGTATTAATTTCACGAATAACTTCAGGAATTGGAAACGCACCGACATAACAAATTTTGTTAGTCTTAGTCATCATACCTGCAATAACACCTTGTACGTGTCTTGCTTGATATAATCTTAATCCATAACTTGACATATTTTTAGATTGCTTATAACCTGTAGCATGTTCAAACTTTACGTTTGGAAATTCTTTTGCTACTTTAAGCATAGGTTCCATATAACCAAAAGATGTTGCAAATATAATATCCGCTCCGCCTTTTGCCATAGCTCTGATTGCTCTTTCAGCATCAGGTCCGTATTTAACACTTTCGATAAAAGTTGTTTCAACTTTATCACCAAAATGTTTTTCAATATCTTGTCTTCCGATATCGTGTCTATAGGTCCAACCATGATCGCCTGTTGGGCCAACATAGATAAAACCTACTTTAAGCTTGTCAGCAAATGCTGGCATGCTGAGAAACAAAGACAGTGTTGCCACTGCCAGTGCGCGCAGTATTGATTTCATTTTTTCTCCTTATCTTACTCTTGAAACAGAGCCGTTTGATTTTGCTAAGAATGCTTCGAATGAAACATCTGGGTAATCTTTTTGTAATGATAAAAAAACTTTAAGATTAGATCTTGCGTCATCAAAAAGCCTTATTCTTTTATATATATTTTGATTTAAGTATTTTTTAAAAATTACTCTTTTATTTTCTGCTGCTGGTCCACCGCCGAGGTTACCAGCACGTTCAACATAAATTTTATCTATGTCGATACCTTGTTTTCTAAATGTATCTAGAAATGTTTTCTTATTATCAAAGTTAGGTCTTGCAGTTACTATAATAACTTTAGAACCTGCCCTTGTAGCATTCTTCAATATAGCTTTAACTTTATTAATCATTCTTGCGATTGGCGTGGACGTCCGCTTAAATACCTCGGCGTTTTTAAATTCGCCGAAGTCGTAATCTTCGCCAGCTTTTTTCTTATATGTGTTAAATTCTTGATTATCCAGTTTTTTAATAACTTTACCATTTTTTACCACATGTACCTTTGCTTTAGTTATAAACATAGTTTCATCTATGTCAAAGATTGTTAATCCTTTTCCTTGTGCTTCTTCTAAATATGTTATAAAATTTTTCATTGTAGTTATATTATACCATAGTTTTTAATAAAAGTAAAGGACTTTTTTACTTTTTATATATTTTTTGTATTAGATCTTCGAATTGTTCAACCTTTGATAACCTATTAGGCCAGAGAATATATTCTTTCTCTGGATTCTTTTTGAGGTTATTGAGTAGTGGAGTTATGGCGTTATAAAGTTTGTCAAGTCTATCTTGAGTATTTAGTGCATTAGCACCAAGACTTTCAGCTTTTTTATTTACATCCTTAACTACATCTAACTCATCTTCAGTTACTGCAGTAAATCCAAAATCAAAATCTAAATCATCACTCATGCTAAAGCTCTCATCCTTTTAACGAGTCTACCTGCTCTATTAGGAACCTGTCTATACCATGCAGAGTCTATCATTTCATCTGCAGCTTTATTCCAATCTTGTGCATCAACACCGGCTTTCATACCTTTAAACTTCGAAAGTCTAGGTCTTCCCATGTTAAACATCATGTTAGCAATGATCAGTTGGACTTCTTCTGGCAAGACATTAAATCCGTAATATAATTGCTCACAATCTGCGAGCACGATTTGGACGTCTGAGTTGAAGGCTTCAATAACTCTATCTTCTGAGACAGCAGTTCCAATTTCTTGTCCGTGTTCTGGATCAGAATCAATAACCAAATGCCCAATCCCAAAAGTAGCATAACCCAAGTGATCGTTGTAAATTTCATACTTAACTCCTTCATCCAATTCAAGTTCTTTTCTTAATACATCTATGTTCATTCTATATCTCCTTATAAAATACTATTTATAATAAAAAAGGCGGGAAGAACCCGCCTAATTTTTCATTTGATTTTTTACAATACTAGTATCTTTCGTATTCTTTAGCAGTTTTCTTATTTAATTGCATAATGATATGCTTTAAATCTTGATCTTTGCCATAGAAACCAAGTTGCTGTAGTTCTCTTGCTACTTCAGCATTTGCAGACATTTGTCTACCTATGATGATTGCTTTAAATGTTTTTTTAAAAGCGTTAGCAATGAATTCACATACTTGACACGTAATGTTGTAAGTTGTAGTTAAAGTTGTCATTTAATTTTCCTCGTTAATTAATTAATTGTAATTTTACGAGGTCGCTTCTCTTCTGGTAGGACTACCTTTAATTGAACAGATAGTATTCCATCCTGAATGTCTGCACCGTCTACTTCCGTATATTCGGACAGTCTAAATGATCTTGAAAACTTTCGAGCACTAATACCTTTATGGACATATGCGTCTTGTTCTCTACGCTTAGGTCTATCACCAGTGATATTCATAACGTGGTCTTTTACTTCAATATCAATATGATCTTTCTTAAAGCCGGCTACGGCCATCTCAATTTCATATTTCATATTGTCATGTTTGACTACATTATACGGTGGGTATGTATCTTTCGCGTGGCTATGAATATTTTCTAGCTGGTCGAAAATGTGATCGAAACCCAAAAAAGCGTTTCTTGGGTAAATAAAGTTCTTAGTCATAATTGCCTCCTATTGACTAGCAAGGGTAAACGAGTCCCGATTATCGGCGACTCTATAATAT